ATGAATCATCATCCTGTAAAATCATCCCGTATTGCATCCGTCGGCTATGACGAATCCTCCCGCACGCTAGAAATTCGCTTTCACCAGTTGTCTACTCTGCAATATCAGCATGTCCCTGCTCGTATTTTTCGTGATTTCCTGAGCGTCGTTTCTAAAGGTCGATTTTACGATGGAGTAATAAAAGGAAAGTTTCCTGAAATAAAAATAAAGTGATGCCAAAATGTGATCTTTGTCATTGTACATAAAGTGCCATTACGCGGTAAGCTTTGGGTGGATACTTAAACAGGAGGTTTTATGAACAGAACGATTCTTGTACCCATCGATATTTCAGACTCAGAATTAACTCAACGTGTTATTGCCCATGTTGAAGCAGAGGCAAAAATTGACGATGCACAGGTTCATTTTTTGACCGTAATTCCGTCACTGCCCTATTATGCTTCCCTGGGATTGGCCTACTCGGCAGAGTTACCGGCCATGGAAGATCTGAAAGCCGAAGCAAAATCTCAACTGGAAGAGATTATCAAGAAGTTCAATATCCCAACGGACAGAGTGCACGTTCATGTCACAGAAGGTGCGCCAAAAGATAAGATTCTGGAGATGGCCAAAAAATTACCGGCTGATATGGTCATTATTGCCTCACATCGACCTGACATCACCACCTACCTGCTGGGGTCTAACGCCGCAGCCGTGGTGCGTCATGCGGAGTGTTCGGTACTGGTAGTCCGCTAAGCTGTCTGGCCCGCACATCGCTGCGGGCTTTTTGTTTCTACCTCTTATACCCCACGATTCCTGTCCTAAATGTGCTGACATTTTTCCCGCTTATCCGTACCATACACGCCACAGTTTTTATATCAGACTTCTTTTGCCGGACTATCCAGCGTGATGCCTACTCTTCTGATGCCACACTATGAATTGAGCCTCTATTAAATGTCGCAAAATCAAGATATTAGCAAGAAAGAACAATACAACCTGAACAAATAAGAGCAACAAACTCAACCATCTGATTGGTAAATATTTCTTCTATTTTTCAACATGTTACATCACATCAATAGCTGCAACCTACGTTTTTATTGTCCCATTTTTGCCCCCTTTTGCTGCTGTTTGCCCCATTTCTGCCCCCAAAACCGGAAACCTCATAACCTGCAAATTGCACATCCTGATCTTTTTCTAATAAAATTATCTCTGGCTGGAAATCATTCAACACTCGCACTATCGAACGTTCATCAGCCAACCGCGGCACGCTCTTGCATACGGCGTGCCGCACATTTTCCTAAACAATTTCTCGCTGTACTGGTGAATTATGAGCAACCTAAATCCATGCATGACTTGTGGAGCCTGTTGTGCATTTTTTCGAGTTTCCTTCTACTGGGCTGAAGGTGATGATGGGGGTGGTACCGTCCCTGCCTACCTCACCGAGAAAATCTCTCCCCACCTCCGGTGCATGCGCGGCACAAACCAGAAAAGTCCCCGCTGTATTGCTCTGGCTGGAACTCCTGGGGAAGTGCCTATTGCACCATTTATGAGGACAGATCATCTACATGCAGAGAATTTGCAATGTCAGGTGAAAATGACGAAATAAACGAAGCGTGCAATCGCGCAAGGGCTAAATACGGGCTGGCTCCAATTTAAAGCCATTATGGTTAGAAATGCAGACTCAAAAAGCCCCGACTGTTCCAGCAGCCGAGGCTTCGTTTTTCAGATACAAAAAAACCGCTTGTAGCGGCTTATTCATTACTCACCATTAAACGCCCTTATCATTTCTAAATAATCGGAGCGCGGAAATTATCTGTCTGGTTAATATCGGTAATATCCGGAATATATAGCGGATGTATCCACGTTCCAGAACCCCTGCGGATTACATGTCAGTATCATCCAGGCGGTATTACAAGAAGAAGGCCACGGTGGCATATCATCATTATCGGGATAGTCACACGAATCAATATAGCCGTAACGTGTGCGCAGTGGTGCCAGTCTGGCCAAAATATCCATCGCAGTTGCATCATATCCCAGCCTTCTGGCCAGTAACGCCACGCCTGCACTTCCCTCCACCCACACACCCCGCTGTTTATTCGGGTAGCCATATTTCGGATGATAGGGCGTGTATCCTGTCGCATCATGTGTGGCGTACCAGAATCTGTCGAGGTACGTAAAACACCGCCGGGCTTTCTCCATATCAAAATTGGCAACGAACAGTCCTCCCCAGCTCGCGCAGTCCAGCGGCGAAGCCTTGTCCACCCCGATAGTCCGCATCCCGGCATAAAACCGTCCTTCGTCCTCCCCCCACAGTTTTTCCATAATGGCATCCGCCAGGGCTTTCGCCTTTTCAGCATAGCCGGTGAAGCCCACCCGCCCCATCAGGTCAAACAAAAACCACAGGTCAAACTGGTGCTCCGATGTACACCAGTCGGCTTTAAAATCCGGATAAAACATACCATCCACATACCGTCCGCTACCGGATGTATACAAACCAGAGCGAACATCACTGCCATCTGTGACCCTGAACATTTCAATCCATTCTGCACACTGCGTCAGTTTATCCCGGGCAACAACGGCCATTTCACCGTCCGGATATTTCAGCAGATAATATGCCAGTGCATACGCCACCCACGCCGCGTTTCCCGTCCGGTAATACTGTGATGATGTTTGTGCTGACATACGATTCACAAAAAAAGGCACGCTTCCCTCACTGCCTCCGCTGCCCACAATCGCACACAACCCGCGAACAAAACGCTCAACCTGACTGTGCCCCTGCGCCATCAGGGCAATGGCCGACACCGCCTGGTCGTAGGTGTACGTACGGTCTTTCATCACCCTTACCGTTTCGTCTCCGGCATCCGATGGCATCCGGTAAGAACGGATACACAGCGGGTCTTCCTGGACGGTTACCAGACCGTTATTTAATGTGCGATACAGTTTAAAAGACTTAGCCCCCGACCAGCTTCTGGCGAAACTGAACGTACCATCAGTATTCAGCACCACAGAGGCACTCTGATATTCCAGTGTTGTGCTCGTACACATGACGATGGTGTAGTTCTGCGGATTACCGATGCTGCAATGACCTGTGACCGGACCGGTATAGTCCGTGGTCAGTTCCTCATTTACCGTCAGCGTAATGGATTTGTCATACACCTCCGGGGCATTCAGCGATAAAAGCTCCGCTGTGCAGGTTTCCGCCTGCGTGTAAAAATTTTCCACCCGGCTGTTGCGTTCGCAGGTGGTGAGCCTCAAATGATAGTCATCCAGAACAGACTGAACGGAAACACCTGATGTGGTACCCACCAGACCGGCACCGGCAGACGTTGCCAGATCACGGCGAAGCACATCCGTCACATCCACCACCTGCCAGGCACCTTTCTGGATCCCGCCCGACGACTCCGGCGTTGAGTCCGCTGAGACCACTTTTGGCAGGGTCATCAGGTCATCCCAGCGGTACCAGAGTTTTGTGACGTCATCCTGAATGATGTCATTCGCTGCGGTCAGTTCACAACCGGCCTGAAAGGTGCCGACAGGATTCAGTCCCAGTCTGACAAGCGATCGGTGCTGCTCCTGCTCAAAACCGTACCAGGTCCGGCGCAGAACGCCAAAACGGTCTGTCCACCATTCGTATGTCCGGTCATTCGATGCTCTGTCAAGATTACCGGCGTTGGTATACAGGACTTTTGCAGACGCCGCTCCCAGCGGCTCCGGCGTGGTTCTGCCAGACATAGTTACCTCATAAAAAATAAAACCCGCCGAAGCGGGTACAAAATCAGCTCACATCGCCGGGATACGTGGCGTTGTCATAGTCGTAAAAACTGTCCCGGTATTCACGGGCTGTCACCGTACAGGTGCCGTCAGACTGTGGCGCAATTTCTTCTATCACCGCGTCATACCCCACACGTGATGAATCACAGAAAATCAGCCGTGGTGGTTCAGTGACGGACGTATCCAGAAGGATCTCATCGAACGCGCGCTGGTACGGGACAGACAACCTGAACCGGCTCACTTTTACCGGCTCCAGTAATCCCGACACCGTTCCGTTCTGATAGCGAATCAGCACCCTGGGTGACGGGTACGTCCAGTCAGGTGCTTCACTGAGCGTAAACGTCGTGAAACCATTGTCGGTTTTCATCCCGGTAATCAGACACGACAGCGTAAGGTTGCCGGGGATGTCATCCGTCAGGATGATACGGTCTCCGGTGTTGTAACAAAGCGCGTCCATCTCCGTGGTGGCCGTGAAGGAAAGGCGACGATGACGGTATTTCATCAGGCGACGCATACCGATGCGGTAAGCCCTGTCCCGATCCGTAACGCCGTCCAGTGAATAACTTTCCAGTTTCAGCGGCACTGGATTATCCGACGCCCGGCACTGCACCGTCTCTTCTGCCCATGTGGTACCATTGATATAGGTCACGTCCACACCATCATAATCATCGTCAGAAGGTGCCGTGAACGCCGTCTGTAGATCCTCCGTCATTTCCTGCGGGCTGATGATGCCTGTCCAGGGTTTCACCCCCTCATACCCCACTGATGCCATACCATCAGAAAACAGAAAATATGCATGCCCCGCATTTGTGATTTTCTGCAGTATGTTCAGCACCGAATCGCTGTCTGTGGTGGCATAATCAAAATATTCGCTGCGCGGGCGCCAGTACAGCCGGTCCATTTCATTAATCGCCGTCGCATCCATACGTAGTCCGGCTGACTTCCCGATATGGTGCAGCGCGCCAGAGATACTGCGTGGTTTACCAAAATCATAAATGCGTGTGGCCACCACATTCACCCGGCGGTCTGACTGCGCAGCCAGTTTCCCGCCCGTTTCCACCGTGATACCCAGTGTTGTTACCTCCTGATAAGCAGCCGGACGGGTCAGCAATCTCCCCCGCAGCGCTTGCCAGTACATACTGTCACGCGCATTATCACGCCCCTGTTCATTCTGGCGGCGACAGCGTACCTCCACCAGCCCCGGCTCGGGCAGCGTAACCCGTTCCGTAAATCCCAGCCCGTTCACATTGCTGAGGTTGTAATGTCCGAGGCAACTCACCCAGCCATCACCACTGCCGTATGTCCGGTACTGGATTTCCCACTCCACCGTATGGCTGCGTTTCTTACCTTTATTATTAAATCCACAAATCCCGTTCGGGAACGAAAAATTCACCTCGAACATATCAACCGTTTCATTTTCCGGGCAGGCCAGAAACGGTCCCATCCAGGCATCATTGTCATTAATACCGTCAGCGTCAAAATCCAGCACGGTTCTCGCCGTAAAACCCGGCCATTTTGTGTCTGTTGCGCCGCTGCTCAGTACCCGTCTGACCGTGACCGTGGTTCCGTCCAGACTGAGAATACGATACCTGTTCCCGGCATGCGCCACGGAAAGCCGTTGATATCCCTCCGGTAGCCCGGTAAAAGGCGCACCCGTTGCCGTTTCATAAGCCAGCGTGATGCTGGTAGTCACTGCGCCGGTGTCGTCCTCCTCGTCTGAATGTGGTATGTATGAGGCAATCACCAGTGTGTAGTCTGTCCCGCTGTAATTCAGGGTTACCGGCATCCCCACATAAGGCGCGATTTCTTCCAGAATATCGCCCGTGATACGACTGTAGTCACCATCACTGGTTACCACATACGACGCCGGCACTACCAGTTGCACCGTCTTATTTTCCCACCAGGGAAGTTTGTCGGCATTTTCCAGCCCGTTAAAGGTAATACCTGCACCGGATACCGTAATGGACTCCGCTAGGATGTCTGCCGACGTCGGAGCGGTCTGTGCCATATCCAGGCCGGTACCCGATGATGTCCCCCCCACCTCGGTGGAGTTGAACCAGTTCTCGCTCCGGCTGTCGCCGGAGACAACAGCCCCCGGACGGTATACCGTATAACTGAAGCCTTTTCCCAGAGAAGCCACTGGCGTGGCGCCAATTCTGATGTCCCCCTCTGCAAAAGAAAAACGCCCCGCCCCCAGACAGAGAAACATCTCCACCGTCATCCGGGTGGGATCGTCTTTGTCAAACCGAGTTACCGGTTGCACCACATAATCAGGATAAATGCGGTATCGTCCGAACACTTCACGGATAGGATCCCCCAGCCTGGCGGTATTGGCTTTTGCCGGGTTGAGATCAAGGGCATTGCCGGCTGCGGATGCGTATCCGCCCTTATCCATATTCGACATCATAATCAGTGAATACGCGGCCACTGCCACAGAAATACCCACACCGATCCAGGCAATGGTGGCGGCCCCCAAGCCAAACGGTACCGGATAAATGCGAATATCACTGTCCGGACGAACAGCATAGTCAGACCATGCCTGAGGCGGGACTGGCTCTCCGTCGACTTCCACAGCCACCGGATGTGTCATATCAGCCCGGTACCCTCTGACATTCGTCTGCATCCAGCGGTGCAGAGTTGTGGCCCCGTGCTCATGTGTTTCCAGTGGCTCCCCCGGCAGACGGGACGGATAGATTCGGATAGTCACTGCCAGAACTCCACTTTCACAAAACGGCGCATGAATCGCGCCAGAGGTATAAAAGAAACATTACTTTTCGGGTTGCATTCCGCCACATAAAGCTGTGCCCTCATGCTGACCACAATCCCCACATGGGTAACGGTACCTCCGGTGTAACAGGCCACCCCCGCACCTTCACAGGGCGCGCAGCGCCGCAGAGTCAGCATCATCTTTCGGGCTTCACGATCCAGCCCGTTATCATCCTTCGTTATTCCCACAAAATCGGGCCAGACGGGTAAACCAAGATCACGGCGGATTTCATTCACGATGCCAAAACAGTCAAGCTCAGGGTATACGCGTCCGCCCTTCAGCCAGGTGACTGAACGGTATTTGTCAGGACTGAACATGATGAACCTCTTAACTCATGTATCTGAGTGCAGGAAAATTATTCAGGGTATAACGGTACCGGGGCCAGGCAAGATCCAGCACATTCAGATATCCGGCTGTGATCTGCACCTGCATGGCCGTCAAGTAACCTGATTTTATACTGAGGGTGTAGGGTGGTGATGCCGGGGCGGAAAGATCAGAGGAAAGGTAGTGCCGGTATATTATCGAGGCACTGCTGATATCATCCAGTGCATTGCGTACCGCCGTTGACACCACCCCGTCAATGTTGCTGATGACAAACTGTAAGTCCTGAGTACCATCGGTGTTACGATTCGGCAGGGCAATATCCATCGCACAGGCAACAAAAGTCACCCTGTCCCCCGACTCCGTTATGGCCTTGATATCGTCATAACCGGTACAAAGAAAATGCTGCTTGCCCCCGACGTTAATTTGCAGGGTTTGGATAATCACCTCTTCACCGGATGAGGCATAAAGACGGTTCAGTATCGTCATATTTCCGGCCACTCCCTGTTCATCGCCAGATCAATAATATCGCTGTTGCGGATAAAATCCTGGTATTCGCCATAACCCCCATCAAGAACCGCTCTTGACCATAACTCCAGCGTTGCCGAATAACGCCAGTGAATGGGAGGAGACAAAACGGGTCCGGTATAGATATCAATAAATCTGCATTTATGATCATTAACTCCCAGTGGAGTCTGCAACTTCATTTCAAACCAGCAAGCGCCATCCTTCAGTACGTCCTTATACCAGGCCTCAAAAATTTGCCCCTGAATATCATTCTCAAAAAACCATTCTACATTTACCTGAACTGGCGTTGATGTATAAGCCCGGCGCTGACGGGCACGGCCATTAATTAACTCAGTTCGTTTTAAAGGACTGACAGGCTTGAGTTCATATCCTACCTGTTGCGGCATCGGCAGGTAATCATGTGGATAATATTGTTCTACCATCTTTAATCGATTTGCCCTCTATGCTTTAGCGTGGCCCCCTACGCGAGTACTGGTTTTTAAGTGCATTTCCAAATTGTCCTTGCGGTGTTAATACTTCCTTCGTTAACTCACCTTTTAACTGTTTCGATAGCTGCCTGTTATTACGCATCATCACTGAATTTAGTTGTTCAGGTGTAACACCTTGCAGGTTGAAATTTTGTTCAATTGGCGCATGAATGGCTACTTCCCTGCTGTTATCGTTATTGATATTTTGGATCCCCGTACCGAAACCGGAACGCCCCAACGTTGCATCAAGCGGCTTGCCGTTGCGAAGCGCCTCAAGTTGAGACACTCCGATCCGGTTCGTTGATGCCTGGTCAAATACAAATTCTCCTTTATGCACAATGCCAGCAGGATCATACTTCCCACCAGCTCCGGTATATCCGCCCGACGCAAAACCAATGTTGGCGACAGCTGCAATGTTAGAAACTATGCTTGCTGTTGATGCCGCAACAGATGCCATCGCGGCGATGTTATTCGGAAACGGGTTAGCCGCAGCCATCGCAATACCCTGCTGAATGGAAACCAGAGACTGTGCGATTGCAAATGCCTTGCTGACAGCGAATGCCGCTTTATAAATCCCGGACTGTTCACCGAAGCCAGTCGCCAGAATCTCCAAACCACTATCGATCATGCTTTGCGTCGCACTGATCATGATTTCGTTTTTCTGGGATTCAATAACCTGGTTGGCCAGTGCCGCCTGCTGGCGGATCGCCGTCATGCGTGCTTCACCTTCCGTTGTGATTTGTGCTGCCCGCGCATATGCCGCTTCTTGTGCCTGTAGCCACGCCTGTAACTGCTTTTGTGCCTGGTCGAGCTGCATGTACTGCTGCTGAATGCCACCGAACGTGCCGGATAACTGGCCGCCAGTTGGCGTCAGGTTTCCGACCACGCTTCGCACAGAAGAAGGGAGCTGAGCATCTGTGTTTTTATAAATGTAGGCGCGTGTCTGCTCGTACTCGCCAGGTTTCAGCCTTCCTGTTGCTTTAGCCTTTTCCAGAAGCTCAATGCGCTCACGAAGCAAATCGTTGGTCTGCTCATCTTTACCCTTAACCTGCTCCAGCATCTTTTGGTAATTATCGAGCGTCTTAATCTGATCTTGCAGTGCCTCCTGCTGCTTATATGCCTGAATAAGCTCATCAGAACGCGCCAGAATCGATTTCTGGTCTTCAGTGAGTTGAGTCTTCGTCTTCAGGTCGGCTAGTTGCTGCTCAAACTTAACGCGCGCCTGTGTTGCGGTATTAAGTTTGTCGCTGGCGTCAAGTTGCTGCTGCATGGCAGCGGTTTGCTGATTAATCTGGTCCAGGAGGCGGGTGGCAGCATCTTCCGAATATGCCCTCCCTTTTGGCTCTATCGGATCCTTATGCATCTCGTTAATGCGAGCGACGTTTTTCGCATACTGATCCGCGCTGATAGCCCCGACATCGAGGAATTTTTTTTGTTGCTGAATCGCCTTGTTTCGCTTATCAGCATTCGACAGGTACTGCTGGTTAACACGATCAGCCTCCTGCTGTACCTGAATGCTTTCTTGCTGTTTTTTATTGTAATCATCAATAGTACTGTTGATTACATCCTGCGTTATTTTTTCACTTTGCAGGGTAGCTAACCGCTGCTGAAGCACGGTTACCGCTTTTCGTTGCCGATTCAGGTCATCGGATTTCCATGCACCATAGGGACCCATATTAGCAGCCTGTCCGCGCTCTAAATCAGCAAGAGATTTCTGCGCATATTCAAGTTCACTGCTGGCATCCTGTATTTTCTGTTCAAGTGAGACTTCCCGACCAACATCAAGCATGGCATCCCATGCCCATCCAGCAGCCTTACCCAGAGCGTTCCATGCTGTTTCAAGATACCCCAAATTCTCCTTAATCTGATTAGAGCGCTGGATCAGGGTAGAGGAATAGGCCTTACTGGCAACGCGCGCTGCTTCTTGCTGGTTACCTTCATCCTCAAGAGCTTTAATCTGGTTGTAAGTCGCCAGCGTCAGGAAGTGGTACTGATCATTCAACTTTGTAATTGCCGCAACCGGGTCAGTGGCGATGTTGTTGAAATTATCAACCAATTTATCAGTGGCAATGCCGGTTGCCTTGCTGGTCTCAACAATGGCAGCCGTGACCCGCTCTAATGAGTCGCCCGCAACTTTTCCTGATGACACCAGTTGATTGAGTACCGTGGCCGCAGCGCCAGTTGTTGCGTCGGTAGCTACAGAAACACGTGAAGCGATGTCAACAAGCTGCCCTGATGTTTTCCCTACCTGGTTACCCGTCAGGATAAGTGATTTATTGAAAGCGTCCTGTTCCTGCGTGCCTTTGAAGTACGCCACACCCAGCACGCCGACCGCAGTCGCCGCCAACGTAAAAGGATTGATCAGCCCCATCACATAGGAGCTAACGCCTTTAATCGCCGGGCCGATGCCGCCGAACATGTCCTTTAACTGTCCGCCCTGCTGCATCAGCACCATGAATGGACTTTGCCCGGTAGACAGGCCCACGACGATATCGGTCATCTGAGCAGGGATCATGCGCATCGCAAAAGTGGTTTGCTTTGCTGACATGCCAGTATTTTTGAGTTGCTCTGAAAAGCCGGTAAGACGATTGCGGGCCTCTTCAATTTTTTTCGAATAGACATCAAAGGTCTCATCGTCCAGCATGCCTCTCGACTTGAATTTCGCCAGTTGCTGCTGTTGCTTATCCAGCTTATTGAGTGCTGAGTTTACCGGATCAATGCGGTCCAGTAGTTCCGATAAAGCAGCGGATTCTTCTTCGGTCGCCTTCGTTACCTTCCCGGCGCTGGCCGCTGCTTTCTGCCCCCACTCGGTAAGCCCGTGAAGGGCGCTGGTCAGGCTTTCAGCATTTTTTTCTGCGCCGGTGCTGTCAATAATGATGGCGAGGCGGGATGTCTGTTCTGCCATTGCGATCTCCGGGCATAAAAAAACCTCGCCGGAGCGAGGTTGATATCATGAGATGATTAGTTGTGTTGAAATAAGTGGAATATGTTTACTTGGTATCTGCAACTTTTTTTGTTGACCATGTATTGATATCAAACAATATCGCGCCATCACCATCATCATTCCATACTGCGGTTTTCAACCCCCAGTATCTGTAGTAGATCGTCGTTCCATTAGTCTGACTTTTTGATTGGTCTGTTCCAGACCCTGTATAAAGGACAATCACATCACCCTTCTTTAGGTCAATAGCTTTGAACCAAAAGGTATGACGTGTTTTGTTGGATATTGTGGTTTCCGAAGTGTAGGTAGTATCCGCCAGCATCAATCTATTGGCATTGCAATCTTCATTAACGTCAATGATCACATATTCTTCATTAGCTTTGCCATGTCCGTGAATCGTTCTTACTTTCGCTTTCATATCAATCTCCATTGATAGCAACAAACTGCAACATACTAGCAATGGATTGGATTAAACAAGAAGAGTCTACCTTCATACACCTTAATTTTTATTGTCCTTTCTTTTCTGTTCCTGTGCCCATTGTTCACGCCATGCATCATCTAGGGCAAATATCGCTGCGTCAAATTCATCACGATCAATGAGGATGGGACGTGCAGAAAGAAAGCGCTCAATATCATGAAGTGAGATCGGCAGTGGCGCGCCCGCCATCCCGGCATACAGCCGGGAGCGGGAGATTACGGAGTAGGCGTTGAGAATTTCCCCTGTCACACCATCAATTTCTGGTTCGGGAATTGGCGGGAGTTTTAATTTCTCCCTTCGCCACTTTGCCTTTTCGCCCTGCTCCCCGCCGAACTCACTCAGCCATTTTTGCGCTTCGATGGCTTTTTTACGGTGTCCTGCTTTTGCTGCTCTTTGCCTTGGGCGATGCTGGCTGCCTCCGCCAGAATTTGCCAGTAAATCGCTGGCTCCTGTTTCAGAAGTATGGCGCCGCGTTCTGGCGTGTATTTAATCGGAACTTCTTCGCCATCAACAAGCTCACCGACCCCCTTCCAGTCTTTCAGGAGGTAACGCGCGCAGTTGTCGATCAGAAGATCATCAGCAGAGTCAATTTCCCCGACCGCTGACAGGCTAAATTCGCTGGTTCCAACCTGGTAAATGGCATCCATTTTATCAATATGGCGGCGGATAAGCGCATTACGAGAGCGATACTGGTTGTTATCAATGCTGCTGACTAACAACGTCAGTCCTTTAATGGGTTTCAGATCTTTCAGTGGCGTAAACCAGCGCTCGCCACCAGTATCAATTCGTGGTTTGAGGATAATCATTCGAAACTCCTGCATGAAAAAGTCCGACCCACCATGCAACGGAGGCCGGGAAAAGTGGTTTAAGGAATGGTTACGGTGATGGCAGTCGTAGCGGTATAGGTCCGCACTTTTGCTGTGATCGTTGCCGTGCCTTCTTTATTGCGTGTGACAGTTGCGGTTTTTTGACCGGTAGAAGAGACGGATGCCACTACCGGATCTGAAGAGGACCATTGCACGACGTCGGTAGAACCAGCCGGAGTGAGATTGGCCGTAAGGTTCACCGTCGAACCTTCTGCACCGCTTGTTGTAGCTGGCGTCACCGAAAGCGCCGTTGATGGAACGGTAACCGCGCGGGTAATCGTCGGCGATTCGTCGGCCGCAGTAATATCCAGTTGAACCTGGATAATGTCGGTATTGCCACCATCCGGCCAGTCGCCAGCGACCTGCACTTTCGGGAAGTTAAACGTGTACTGCCCTTCGTCGTTCGCCAGCGTGAAACTGAACGGAACTGCCTCTCCGGTCAGTGTTTTACTCCAGATTTCCCACGCAGCTTTTGACCATGACAATGTAACGGTACCGGAAGGTGTGAAAGTGGTCGCTATATTCGCGCCAGCAAAAGGAGAACCAGTACCGATGCAGCGCTGAGTTTGCAGTTTGTTATCGAACTGAATATCGAAACTGTCGATGCAGAAACCGTTTCCCCCTGCAACATTGTTAAGGCTTACCGATGAAACTTCTTTAAACGAATAACGCAGATCTCCTGCACCATCCTCGGGCTCACCATTGATAAAATTCGTATCATCGGCTTTTGATTCCCAATCCAGACCAGCGAAAGTGACTGTCGCAGTAATATCGCCATCGTTGGGGATCTGCATTTTCCAGGAGCCAACCTGTGCCCCTCTGACAATGGAAGATATCCCCACGTCCGAGGCATAGGTTGCGAGTGAAAACGTTATACGCTCATTCCCCATAGTCAGAGAATCATCTGACCATTCCGCGCCGAAACAGGATGCAAGGAAATCGTCGTGCTGACCCCAGCGAAATTTGGTACCAACATCACCGCCAACATCCACTGTGCCAGGCGTACCCCCCTGTGCCATGCGGGATCCGCCAATCTCATCATTTTCGCCTTTATTCTGGCTGGGTTTTACTCCCCAGCTTGTGCGTTTTAACAAACTCCAGTCACCACTAGCTGGCGTGGTGCCTGCAACTGCCTCCCGGATAAATGCCGAGATAACCTTTGCACCTGAACTCACAGGAGCCTCCTATGTCATTAATTGCGCTAGAGCGCGCGATATGGAATTCGAAGATTAAGCTGAAACCAACCATTCTTTTCGCCTACAGCTATTGAGGAAACAGCCTGGTAACTGAGACGATCGTCATCCTGAAACTCAAACAATTCCCGCAATTTATCAGCGGCTTCAGTAATGAGTCTTGAACCAGAACCTGCGGGAACAAACAACTGAATAATGATTATCCCCGTGCGATAAACAACCGGACCAGCACCAATTTCATTAGCCCCAGGCAGTCCGGGGATATTACTTAACCGTGCCCAGATTAATTTACCGGACGGATCGAATGTTGGCCCGTTTGGATACAATACGTCTTTTCCATCAATAACCGTCTGTGCCGTCATTCTGGAAATGACAGCATTTCTGATTTCAGTAAAAGTCATTTGTAAGCCTGCGAAACACCATAAAAAGCATTGGCATATACGCCTGTTGGCGCTTGTTGAGAATGACCGTCCTCAATGACCTCGGCATAAGGAAGATTATTCTGGATGTAGATTATTCCGTAATTTGCTGCTTTTGAAATAACCCCAATCCCACGTTGTAGGGCAATCGTACCATTCGGATCCACGTTATCGGATATACTAAAATCTGGATGCTGTAACGATACCAGGTTGTTATTTCTGAAACGCCCGGTATCAACCGGCGCGGCAATATCGATAGCGGTAAGAATCTGAACAGCGATGTAGCGAATTTTCAGTCTCACATCTTTCTCAATCATACCGGCAAATATTGACGGTTCCAGATCCCATGCTTTTGCCATTCAATTTCTCCTTAACTGGATAGAGTAAACTGATGCGGAAGGATCTACACTCACAGTAATTACCTCGTATCTTTGCAACAGCCTAGATACTGGGTCATGAGTCTCAATAATATGGCCGACAACGGGTTTATCCGTAACTTCACATACCAGAGCGGTTAATTTAAGATCACCATGCAAAATATTAATTCCATCAATTCTGCTCAGTTTATAACATGCCAGCACACCTCTTCCGGTATAGTTGGTTGTAATTTCGCCGCCTGTTTCCGTCACAGGATCCCAATTCTGGTGCGTAACATAAGAACCAGAAAAATCACTCACAGCGTCCGCTAAATCACTATCAAAAGCAGCGGCAACCTCTGCCTGAATTTCATCACGAAACCCCATCCCCCCCCCTCACAATCCTGACCTGGGAGCGACTCAGCCCGAACGGTTTCAGTAGCGCCAGTGCAAGCTGTACATCGGGTTCAAGCAATGCAGTGCTGTTTGCTGATAATTCAGCAAATGATTTCGATACGCTAACCCCATCAGCCGACACTGTTTTATTTATAACAACGCCAGAATCATTTTTCTGCTGAAACAACTTACCAACAGAGGCGACTCTGGCTGCATATGCTCCCGCGAGTTTTACCTCGTCCGGAATACTGGATGAGTCAATTTTCAGGTTAAAACCATTCAACCAGGCATTAGCCATTAAAACCGCTTTATTTTTAACGTCCTTGCTCGCCCAAGTTTCGCCAAACGTATTATCAACATCATCACAGGTCACGTAAGTGATCAT